ATCCATCATAAATTTGTCCGTAGGTTCTGTGTTTGGCATCACCAAAAGTTTGCCAGTGTAAAAACTTCCATTGAAGTTGGATTTGTACTAATTTTTTTATTAATTCTTCTTTCATATATTTTTTTTAAATTGCTGCTAAAGCAGTTTTACCTAATTGATTATTAAATAGACCACCAATTAATCCAACTAATGGATTATTGTCTTTATTTGATGTTGTTTGTGTGGGTTGTTCTGTGTTGTTAGATGACTCTGATGATTTTTTAGAGTCTTCATTAAAATTCTGAGCAATGTAATCACTGGTTTTAGGGTCGTCAGCAACTTTTTTTCTAAATTCAGCATCTTCAGACATCTTTTTTTCGAATGTTGTTAAAGAAGGAATTCCAAAGTAAGCCAATAAATTATTAGTTGCAATAAATTTTCTAAACGCAGCTCTTCTATCACCACCTGCTTGCACATTCATCCACCATCTTTTAATTCCCTTCTCAGGTACAACCCCATGTTTAATAAAGTAGTTTGTCATTCTTTCCCCTTGGAAATAGTCCTTGAGTCCTTTACCAAATTTACCACCAACCGCAACTTCTTTTGCCGCTGCTTTGGTTCCAGCAATAACACTTCCTCCACTTATCTCACTCAATCCTGATTTTAATCTTGAACCTAATTTTGAGTTTACCTTTGTAATACCCTCTACTGTTTTTTCAACAGCGGGCGTTTTTACATATTTTCCCAATTTAGAGAATTTAGCCGCAGCGTCAGGATTTTTAGCTAAGTATTCTGTTAATTTAACACCACCTGTTTTTAATGCAGTCGCTCCTCGTCTAGTACCTTGAAATAATTTTATAACTGGTTTGACAATAAAGTCTCCAACTGTTGGTATAAGAGCAATCAACATTAATGCCGCATATAATTTTTCACCTTTATAAAGATAATAACATATTAAAGCGATATCTGCCAATTCACCAATAACAGGTATAAATCCCGCAGCCATTAATACATTTTCAATACTGAACAACGACTCATTAAGTACTTGTTGTTCCTTGATTAAATTTAATTGCTTTTTGTTTATAATAATATCCGCCATTTTTACTTATAATATCCTATAAATATCCCATAAATAAAAAAAGGGTCATAACGACCCTTTAATTATAAATCTAATTTAGTTTGTTTCTTTTTATCAATGAAGTGTTGAACTCTTTCTCTCGCAACTTTAGAATAATTTTCACTCAATTCAATACCTATCCACCTACGTCCACCAATCTCAGCAGCACATAAACTTGTGCCAGAACCTGTAAATGGGTCAAGAACAATATCGTTACGATATGTTAGAATTTTAATAGCCTTCATCGGAATATCCATTGAGAATGTTGCTTTAGTCATTTGTTTTGTATCAGCAAAGTAATCCCATTGTCCGTATACTAACTCCATAAATTCCTTCTTATGTTCGTCTTGATATACTGTTTTCTTTTTTGTTGTCCCATCCTCCTGTTCAATGTCCATAACCTCACCAACCCATTCAGGTTCACCCTTAATCTTTTTTATGTGAGTCTTCTTATACGCCAACAACACACATTCTTTTGGGTTATAAATGTAAGGAGCTGATGGTGACATCCAAGAACCCCACGCAGTAGTCTTACTTCTATGTGGAGAATCTTCTTCCAAATCAACAATACCATAAAACTTATAACCAATACTCTTCATCACTTGCCAAAGTTCAGATACCATCAGTATTCTTCCACCTTTGTCTTGTCTATTAATTTCATAAGGAATATTCAAAGCAATTCTACCATCATCTTTTAATACTCTATAAGCTTCTCTTAACCAGCTAGCACTGAATAATTTGTACTGTTCAAATTCTATATCATCGTTAAATGTGTCGTATGCAATTCCAACACCATAAGGTGGCGAAGTAACAATTAAATCCACAGAAGATTCTGGCATCTTCGCCATCACTTCAATACAATCCCCATTAATAACTTTCCCTACGTAATCTTCTATCATAACTTTCCCTCTTGTTTTAATTGTTCTCTAATTTTAGTTGCCGATATCTCACTTACTTCTGTTGGTGGTATATGTTCAATGATATCATAACCAACTCCTCTACCAAAGTTTACTGATTCGATGTCAGGGATTTTGATAATTTCAACTCTTTTTTCACTAATTAAATCCAACAATTCAAAAACTATATTTGAATGGACTTGTTCAGTTGTAAAGGGATTTTTTTCATCAGGTTTTACGTCTCTAATACAAATTAGAACATTTTTACCTTCCTTTAACCTTTGGTCGATTAACCATCTATGGCCAGAATGCCACGGTTGCCATCTTCCGATAAACATTGAATATTGTTTACCTGAACTATTCTTTAGTTTCGGGTCTCCTTCTACGTGAATTTTTTGCATTATATTTTTAATTTTGTTCTTAATTCTAAGAATGTTTTATATTCACTACTATCTGTGGTGTCACAATCAATAAAGAAAGTTAACGGTTCTTCATAGTTTACGTGAAATTTTTCCCTACCTCTGATATCATTAGTGTGAACATAAATCTCAACCAAGTCATCACCCATCTCAACTTTAAATTCTTCTCTTTGGTCTCTGAATGGTGAAACCAACGATACTATCACCGTATATCCTTTATGATGTAAAAACTTGGCAAGTATCTGAGCCTTTTCAATATTCTTACGTCTACCTTCTTCACTATAATCTTTATTAATAAAAATTTCACGAAGGTCATCACCATCAACAATCATTGATTTATTTGGAAAGATTGATTGTATCCAAGTGGCTAATGTTGTTTTTCCAGCACCGGGTTGTCCTGTTAACCAATATATCATTTCTCTAAGTTTTTAATTTTTCTATCTAAATAGAAAGCAGCTTTCTTCAAGTCTTCAAGTTCTTTGGTATCGTCTTTCTTACCTGCTCTTGCTACGTACTTAACTACATTGAAAAGATATGCATCCAAATCTAATCCCCAAGCTTCGCAAACTTTAATTACTTCATATGGATTATCAACTCCACCATAGTGAGCTGGTCCATTTACCATTTCTTTACTCATTACTTTTCTATTTTATAAGAATCTTTATCATAGTGATTTAAATTAAAGATTTCTACGTTATTTGAGTACACCATTTCTGCTGATTCATCATCATAAAATTCTCTCCAATCTTTATCATCAAAGATATTATCGTTTATTTTAATCTCAACTTGTTTTTTCAATTCACCTGACTGATAATAATCACTATTAATTATGAATGGTATCTTACTGTAATCCTCATACAAGTTTTCCATTCTAATAAAAAAATCGGGTGTCCTGTGAAACTTTATTATTGGTTTTTTTTCCCCAAATCGTGTGAAATATCTATAATCTAAAAATCTTTTAAACTCGTCTTTATAATTTTCAACTAATTTATTCATTCTAAACATTGATACTTCAAGAGAATACGGATTTCTAATTGATGATATAAAGTCATATTTTTCATTCCCGTCAAACAAATCACAATAATGAGCAGCATCTAACTTTTCATCATATAATTCTTTCTTACCATCGTAATGAACATAGTGTTTGAAATCATAATGCTTCAAAATTGATACCATATGATTACTTCCTGTTCTAGCGATTAACCATACAAAAGAATTGTTTTTTTCAGAAATCGTGCTATAAACTTTGTTATGACTCACAATTACTTAGATTTTTTTTCAGGTTTACTGCCTTTCTTGTAAGGTTTCTTCTCAACTTGTTCAGTTGGTTGGTCACTTGATTGTTCTGTCACTTCTTCAGCAACTTTTTTACCTCTTGATAATTTCCATTCTGTTTTGGAAATGTAAGCCCATGATGAACCCACCATGTTATAGGCTGTTTTTTCATCTACTCTTTTGATGTCACCTACTTGTACATCTTTACCTGCTCTTAATGCTTTAATACACTTCATTGGTTGTTTCCTCCATGTTTTTTTTATTATTTATAATAGATAGAATTTCTTCATCAGTTTTTCCCTGAATGAATAGTTCATATATCTTTACACTTTCATCATC